ATCAGCCTTAGTAATATCTTCTGCAGGTGCCTCTGCTACGGCATCAACCTCTGGAGCGACCTCTGACTTTTCTACTTCTACTACTGCTTCTGTTTCAATAACTTCTGCAATTGTTTCTGTGTTTTCTGTCATAGGTTGTACCTCCTTGTTAATCTTAGAAGTATTAATGCCTTTAGCACTATCAACTAAGAATTTTATCATGTCTATCTTTTCATTATCCGTTTTTTCAACGAACCCTATGTTTGTCATTTGTTCACCTGTAACGGGGCTAAGTTCTGATTCGTTCTCTGAAGCAATTACTATGCCAGACTCTTTATCATAGAATACATTTTCTAAAACTGTTTCGTCGCCTTTAAATACATTAATTCCATCTACTTTTTCAACAGACACTATATTGGCAAACTGATTAGCGGGGGAATCTACAAGACTCAACTCTACTAAATCATATTCCTTGATAACACGGATTGTCTTATCTGATTTTTCATCATAGGCATCGTCCCACTTATTCATTCTTCCACCAATTGAAAAACCAGTGTATGTTCCATCAAGAACTTTTTCCCAAGCATCATTTGCACCCTTTGAAATATATGCAGATACAAAGACACCCTTATAAAACTTTTTTGATTCTGGATCAAAATACTTATCTTCTTTAAATGAAACCATTTTACCAACTGCTGATGGTTGGTGCATCTCTCTTATATTTCCACGGAACTTTGCAAATGCATCCATTGATGCCTCTGATGTTACAATGTCATCTTGCTTATCTACATTATCTAATGAAGCAAAGCCTGAAACTATTCGACGCTCTTTGTCGACTTTTGTAAGTGGCATAGATAAGCGAACATTGTCGCCATCTGTATTCCAGTGGGCTTTAGAGATAGTCATGGTTATTATATTATATACCCTTTTTTGCTAAAGTATCACTATTCGGACATATCGGTCATGTCGTCAAACTTCCTACCTTCGCCTTTTGGATTTCTGCCACTTGTGGTTGCTGGTCCATCGGATTGGTTGTTAGTTCTTTCAGCATCTCTTTGACGATTTGCATTGTCATTTGCTGCTTGTTCTGGCTTTGGATCAAACGGCTCATCTCCGCCTTTTCTTTGTGGTAAGCCAAGTAATTCTCTACCCTCGTTAGGAAGCATTACCTGAGTCTTAACAAGTCTTTCAATAATTTGCGACTGAGCAATCTCATCAGTTAGGGTTAGTTCGTTAAACTTAAAATCAAGGATGTCAGTCTTTTCCTTAACAATTTTGTTAATCATCTTTTCTAAATTTCTTTGTGCTGGTCTGGCAACCTGTTCTTTAAATGTTCTATCTTGAGAAAGGGCTGCTGCTATACCAGAAGCGTCAGACCCTCCAAGTTTTGAAAGTGGTACCTGGTGAGCGACAAGTATGTCATCTCTATTTTGTTTACGATACTCTTTAAATGATGCTTCTTGAATTCCGTTCTCTACAGGATCCATCTTAAACTCTACCTTGTTGGTGTCAGAGTCTCCTGGCAATGGGATGTATAGGGTTCTATGATTTTGTCCCTTTAGACCTGTCTGTAAGAATCTAAACATCTTGTCTTCTGCCTCAGCAGATAACTTTGCACCCTTAAGAGTTACAACATATCTTGGGGTTGCCTTGTTCTGGAAGTAGTCAATATTGTACTGTGATGCAAGTTGATCTCCGTGTAGTGACCCAATTGCAGACATGATATCTGGTACACCGTAAAAAGTGTTTAGTGGTGAGTATTCCTTAAAGTGAATAATTTCGTTTGGTCGTGAGTCTGTTCCAAGTGGGTTTGAATTTGTTGCCCCAAAGTTACGGAAGTAAACTACCTTATTTGCAATGACTTGAACAAAGCCATCACGAAGTCTTCTGACTCTCATTGTAGTTGAAGGAATGTGACCAACGTAACCGATGTCTCCACGAGTGGTTCTACCAACTTCTAGATATGCGTTTCCTGTTGCTTGTAGATCTGTAAAAACTTTTTCCATAGTTGTTGTAAAAGAGTCTTCATCATTTAGTGACTCTAACCAATCACGCATTTCAATTTTTGCTCGTTCAATTCTTTTTCTTGCATTTTCTGCAGTCTTTGGCTCAGAGGCTTCTAATTTTAACATTGTTCTTGCAGCAACTTCAAACTCATAGCCAAGCCCGACAATGTTTTCTACTTTTGCATCAATGGCTGCGTGGTTAGCAAAAGATGTATCGTAAAAACTTGCCAACTCATACAGGTTCCAAGGTGGTGTAATTACATCAAACAAACCATACGCATTTCTATAAACTGTTCCTGGGTTAATCTCTTTTGACTTTGCGCCATCAAGTCCAGAACTCTCTGCTCTTGAACTATCAATGTAGCCTTGAGTTGCTTCACCCTTTATTATACGAGATGTTCTTCTTTTAAAGTTACTATCAAGTCCTTGCAAATCTTTGATAAAGTCCCATGACTGATTGAAGGGGTCCTGTTTTGCAAAAGTGTCATCTTCTGGAAGAGGGCTATCTGTTTTTGCTCTAATGTAAAAATCTTTGTCTTCACTCATTAGTCATCACTTCCGTACTTTGCGATAGTATCCTTGGCTGCTTGTACTGCTCCAAGGTCATTCATAGAAGGAATAAGTCCTTCTGATAGTCTTTGCTTTTGCTCAGAGTATTCTTCTTCTGAAATTCTTGTAAGCCCTGGAACAAATACACAGGTTCCATCTCCTTCATCCCCGTAATATTTTGCAGCATCTTTTAGTTTGGATATCTGAAGAATATCGCCTTTTTGAGATTCAATGTTTAAGACTGAGCCGTTTCCATCTGTAAACCATTTTCCGTTAGCCTTTTTGTATACATAAAGACCCCAATCGTAGTGCTTCTCGATAATTTTTGCACGAGACTCACCCACTTGGCCCTTCATTTTAGGCAATGCCTTCTTTTTTTTACGTGGATCTTCCATATTCATATACTAAAGTATACCATATTAGACAGCACTGTGCGTTGTTTGTTGCGATGTTATACCTTTATAGACACTATACTCGTACCCGTTTACCGTAAACACCTTGTCAGTGTCAATAACTATCTTATTTGTTCCTGTATAACTCTTATAAATGGTAGAAGGATCTACACCATAATAACTTGTAGAGGCAAGAATCAGAACACCGTCCCAGATATAAGACGATGTATGCCAGTAATCCCACTCAAGGGTGAGGGGACTTGCATATTTAACAGCAAACCATGGACGGATTTCAACCTTTTGAACCTCTTGAAGGTTGGTTGATTGATAGTAAGATATTGTATTAAATGTTATTGGGCCATTAAGATTTATTGCTCCAACACGACTAGTAAAATCAAGCAGGTTAGGGAATGATATACCCAAGAACCCCCACTCCTTAACAGTTATTACTGGCTCTTTTACTAACTTGCCATTCCAATAGAAGGATATTCCGTCTTCAAGTTTTCCAGTCTTTGCATTAATTGCATAGATTTTTGCTCTTTCTCCACTTGGATGTATAGCAACCATATAAAATTTAATGTGTGTATTCTTTGCTTCAATCTCAAATATCTCTGTTGATGCATATGGGAAAGCATCCTTGTCGTATCTAATTGCAGCCTGCATTGCCATTACCTTATAATTTTCTGACATCTCTTCATTAATTGGAATTGCTAAGCCACGATTAACAACAGGATCATTAACACCCTTTAACTCTACACCAGTATATCTAGTTAAGTACAAGTATGGAGAACTACCCTTGTATATTGTAAAAGGATTCTTTTGCTTGTAATCATAATAGAATCCAGACTTTTTGTATGGATAAATTTCATTACCAAATCTTGTTCCAATTGGGTTTGGAGATGTTGAGTTAAATGCTTGTGATGCATACTCTAAGTTTCTAATCTTTACCTTGTTTTTTATAATGCCCTTGACATTAAATTCAAGGTGAGTTACGATTGCAAGATCTAACGCTCTAACATCTGCTGGTGGGTAAACAATCATGTTGTTTACAACTTCATACTTTGTAGTCATCCAGTCATCTCCTGGAACAACAATAGAATCGTTAGATGGCTTTTCTATATTAGCAAAGTTTGACTCTGGAAGATTTGCTCCATTTTCAATATACTGAAATGTTATATAAGACTTAACAAGCGATCCAGATGTATCATACTTATAGTTCTTGTAGGCACGGTTCTTTAAATCATCATAATTTAAATACCCCGTAAATAATTGATTATCTAAAGATGTATAGGTTCTTTGTACTGGGATATTGTATTCATCTTTTAGTTCTCTGTATGTCCAAGATCCAATCTGCTCCTCTTCAATAAAAATTGATGGGGCTGGATAGTTAATGTTAAACTGAATTAAATCTAGATCGTAATACGCTGCATTCTTTTCATCTTGAACATATTGAGCAAAATATGTTAGTGGGATATAGTCTTCCCAATAACCTTGCACATCAATATCTAGTGTGTAATTATTAAAATACTCAGTTGGAGACAAGGTATAACTTGCTGTGTGTGATTGAAAACTAGTCACTGGGAAATCTTCTTGAAAACCACTGTCAATAATATCATCAAACTCACCGCTATTACTTCCAAAATAATCATCTGAAGAGTTGTAAGCCACATCAGGAGTCAAAGAGTATAGATGAAACACATCTTCGTTGTCTAATGCAATTCCTCTTTCATTAAATAAGTGTTCAACTTTTTTGTTATTTCTTGCAGTACAAAATCCAGCCTTGTATAGTTTTCCTTTAAATGTTTGTGTTAGGTCTGACTTTCCACCAACATAGAATTTTAATGTATTTATATTGCCAAAGAATGATGAAACTATTCCACCAAAATAAGATGTTGCTTTTTCTATATCTAGGGCAACAGAAAACACTGAATTAAGTCCTGGCCAGACAAGAGTTCCAAGAGTTTCCTCAACAGAGTTATATCTTAGTTTATAAGATATTGTAGTTCCAACTGCAGCAATCTCAAAATAGTCATCAGTATTGTTTGACTCTATTCTAATAAGCGTTTGCTTTGTTGTTGGTTCCTGAGTAAATTTAAAAGATCCGTAGAATGATCTAACCTTGCTAGTTAAAAAGTTTAGGTGGTCAAAATACATATACCCCTGTTTGTCATTAAAAGAAAAGAACAGGTCCTGCTCTGTTTGTAATGGAGATAGCGCTTGATATAGTTCATCTACAGTTCCACTGCTAACCACAATTTCTGGTAACTCATAACTTGGCGTACAGAGAGTCTGTCTTTCTACACTTAGGTTATCAACAATTGCTTGATTCCATTTTCCTATATTTGGATAAGAGTAGTTGTTTGTATAGTCTGCAAATGGATAGTCAATATATACAGATGATCCACTGTAGGCTTGATTAATTCCCTCTGGAAATTCAACACCCTGGCCATAGACAAATCTCTTTTTTGCAAGCACAATTGGAACCTGATAAGTATATAGTGCAACGCAATCGATTTCTATTGGTGCAACATCTTCGTAAGCATAAAAACCAATCCAGTCTTGATTTTTTAAACTAGCATTAAGTCTTGAAGGAAATACTAGTTCTGAAGACAAATAGTTTAAAGATATAACCTCTTCTCCATTGACAAGAAGTGATCCATAATTTTCAGAAGTTCTTATGTGAACCAGCATTGGTCTTGTCCACTCACCAACATAATAAGATCCAGAGTTGTTTCCAATTTTTAAAATTAAGAAAGGACCTTCTACATATAGTCCATCATCAGAACCTATTGGCCCAACAATTCTTTGCTTAGTTACGGAGTCCGAATTAATTCTGATCCATGCCTCAAGTGTGTATTCTTTGTATTGTCCTTCATCGCCCATGAAGCCAAGTCCTGGAATAATGAGAGAGGGATCTCCATCATTAGGTAATAGTTTAGTTAGATTAGATGCGCCATATACTAATGGAATTCCTGTGTTCTTTGCCATAAGACTATTTTCTTTAACAAGATAATACGCTTTGTTATCTTGCAGTCCATATGAATCTGCTTGAATTGCAAACGAAGAAAGAGCGATGTCAGAAGGTAAAGATACTTTTTGAACACCAAGTGATGATGAGTTAAACTCTTCACACCATTGACCCACCGTAACACCATTTACCAAGAACTGATAGTCATCGACTGCTGATGCTCCACCAATATAGTTTATCTTTAAAACAATTCTAAACTCCGTGTTGTCTTCTGGTATGTCAAAGGTTTCTGATATAAAGAACCATTTGTCTTTTACTGAGGTTGTGTATGTCTTTAGTCTTTGTATTTTGCTACCGCTAGTTGTATCAAAATATTCATAGCCAATCTCAAAACTTGAAGCATAGGCACTTATAGAATTAAAAAAGGCTCCAATAGAAAATGTAGAAAGTGTTTTATTTAATGTTGAAAAATTAACAACATCGTCGCTTACACAGACTATCTGACCAAAGTCTTCACTAGTTAAAACTCCAGTTATTTTTGTTGTTTGGCTTTCTGGGAATGGTTCATCCGATAAAGCATAGACTGAAGCGGACCCATTTGTAATGTCCCAGTTTAGTATATTTCTATCAGACTCATTAATAAGGCTTATGTAGTCTGCTTTATCATCAAGAGACCAGAGAGCAATGGGGTGTTCTGCATAAATCTTCTCTGCATATAGGTTTGATGTGGTAGACATTATAAGTCTATTTTATCACACTATGCGGGTAAACCAGCGAGGTGCTGTATATCTTATCCCATGAGAAATTGGTCTAACTCCATGAATGAACTCTGGTGTGTCTGGAAAACAAATAAGATCTCCTGCGTCAGGCTTAACAGATACATCATAGTCTGGGAAATAAATTTCTCCACCAGAGTAATCATTATTCAAATATATTAATGTGGCTATATCATTTGGTTTTGTAGAGTCAAAGTGTTCATGCATTCCAAACCCCTCATCAAACCTAGCAATATGGGTCTTAGAATCATCATAGTTATTGAATGGGCCTGGATAGTTATCTCTTACAAATTTAAGTGCTAGTTCTCCATAAAAGTTTAAAAGTTTTTCAATGTCTTTGTCTTTAAACATTGCGTGAAAAGTAAACTCTTTTTCACCATTGCCAAACTCAGTAAAAGATGAGTCTACTGATTTAGAATAGTTAGAAATGAGCAGAGCATCTTCTGGGGTCATAAACTCTTTTACAATTTTTATTTGATCATTCATAGAAGCCTTTAATCTCCCAATCATCCCACTCTGTTTCTTCATAAGAAGATCTGTTTTGCATCCAGTGCTGACCCTTTTTGCCCATCCAGGCTTCAGAAAGAAACATTTCTCCTTCTAGGATTTCTTGAATTCCACGAGTGTCCTTTTCTGTTTCTTCAAAAACAATTAAGTCTCCAGGGGTAGCAACAAAGTCTAAACCAACTTTTCCATTTGCCTCATAGTTTGGGAAAGTAATTCTTCCACCACTCAATGGGTTCTGCCAAACAAGATATGAACCATATGTCCCTTCGGGCTTTTCCATATTAAAGTGTGCATTTGAATAACTCCCAGGACGATACCTTGCAATGTAATGCTTAGAGAACATTGGTGGATGATACTCTTCTGATGTGTAACGAAGAACGCCTTCGTACATACCCTTTGAATATTTTGAAAACACTTCTAAAATATGGTCTGGCATTTCTCCACGAGTATGGATATCAAACTTTGTTCCATCTTCTGCAAACAAACCATCATGCAAAGGAACGTGGTCTTCTTTTGTATTAAACTTAATTGTTGCAAGATAGTCTTGTACAGTCTTTAAGTCTTCTGGCGAAATAAACTTTTCAAATATTCTCATTATTTTCCTATCTTAATTTCACAGTAGTCTGTTGTACAGTATGCTTCACCTTGAGCCTCAAGATTATCTACACCATCGTAAATTGCCCCAAAGTCAATATGCTTCAACTTTCCAATATATCTATTATACTCTTCTTCCGTTATCTGTGTATAAGGTTGCTGAGGATAAACAGTATTTCCCATTGGAAGGAATGATACTGCCTTTAGTTGTCCCTCGTACATATTAAGTGCTGGAACAATATGCTTGGATTCTGTTTCCTTGTCAAAGGATAGAGTTACAGAAACTCCATTGTCAGACCAATACTTCTGAGCAGTTGCAGCAAGTGCAATCTTTTCAAATAGGGTTACTTCCTTTTCAGATCGTGGGTGACCTGATTTAATTGGAAAATAAACTACTGATGTGTTTGCTGATACTACATCGTCTTCAATTGTGTACCCTGCTGCTTTGAACAAATGCATCATTGGATCTGTAGTTCCAAATCGAATTGCACGAAGGAAGAAGTTTCCTCCAGGACCCCAGTGAACTCCAGGAGTTGCACCAGAAAGAATTGAAACTGATCCTGATGGCTTAACTGTTGTTACACGAATTGATTCACGAACACATAGCCATTCTGAATATTGATGGTCATAGTGACGAATCTTATTGTAACCTTCGTCCATCCACTCACGAACAATTGGTAAACCTTTTTGATCTGCAAATGATGCAATACCTGTAAGTGATGTACCAATACGACGGTTGCGTTGCATAATACCGTTTGTTTGTGGCCAGTGTGTTGGAACAAGTGTTACAGTCTTTCCATATAGGTATGCAAACTTCAGGGTACGCAGGAAGTCCTCCTTAGATTCATGACGATTCAAGTGCACTTCTACAAGTGTACATAATTCATATGATTCTAATGGCTGCTCCGCACAGGGATTAAAGCCCATCACACGATAGTCTTTTCCATCTGGCGCATCCTTTAGTCTGCCATAATTACGAGCAACATCAAGCCAGATAAACCCTGGTTCTCCATTTTCCGTAATTAAATCTACATAGTCTTCGTACTTTGTTCCTACTTCTGCTGAAATAGAATTATTAGACATCCAAGCCCAACCTGGATTCTCTGGATCAAATGAGTTACGCTCTGGGAATAGTTCTGAGTTCTTTAGATTCATAAATGTTTCATCCCCTGCGTTACCCAAAGCAAGTGTTGCTGATCGTCTTACGTTGCCTGATACCACGCAGGTACCAATGAGGTTTACAAGGTCTACGATAGCACGAGAGTCTAGTGTTTCTCCGCCTCTGGAGCCTATTACACGGTCTATATGGTCGTGCAACTTGATAAGAGGTGCAGGTCCTGATGCAACGCCTCCAAAGCCCTTTATAGGGGCTCCTAGGGG